CTTGAAAAGTTTCTAAAATACTACTAACAGTCATGTCCACAACCTCTTGATGGTTATGTTCGGGAAGCTCACAACTTAGCCCCAAAGATAATGAAATCTTCTGCGGTTTTCTTATGTATGTTATTTTTACCTTTTCTATTATAAATATATCACTCGTATATATATCAATTTGATTATTCCTTATAGTTGTTAAAGGAGAAGAAGGTTTTGTTGAGTTAAATGGGTCATTTAATAAAGTAAATATATCATCATGCTGTACATACTTATTAGGTTTCCACTCTTTATTTGTAAATGATGCAGCCTCTCTAAATGCAGCTGCAGATAAAGATAAGTATTTGGCAGGTGCAAATTGATTTGAAGGGTCATCAGAAGCTATTGCTGGGGATGAAGATCCTACTAATTGTGTTACTAAGCTAGATATAGAAGCATCCCAATTAAACCATGAATGTACAGATGCGTCTACTGTTATAATTATATTATTAGGTTTATTTATATCTAAATATTTTTCCCAATAAATAGCAAATCCCGGATTCCAATTAACTGGATCTAATAAAGTTTGCTTATAAGCCTCTATATCTTGAGGGAATATAAAATTTCCTAATAACGTAGGGCTAACTATCCAAGCTCCCCCAAGAGAAAAATTTGATGGGTCTGCCATCACTGAAACTGGGTTAACTAGTTGAGAATTATTATTCAAAAAGAAGGTGTCAAAGTTTACAATAAAGTAATTCACATCTACTGCTGCAGGATTCTTAACGCTAAAAGTTATAGACTGACAATTATTTTGAACTACATAAGATCTTTGATTTACTAGATACAAATAATCACTAGGTAATGTAAAACTATCTACAAATACTTTAGAAGAAATTTGTTCTTTATATGTTACTGTATCTTCATACTCCCTAAGTAGACTACGTAAATCATCAATTCGTTTTTGAGATACTTCAAAACCCTGGCCATTTCTAATAATAAGTCTATTATTAATAAATCTAGTTTGAGCTTTATTTAACTCAATATCTAATTCCTCAGTTAAAAGCAAATCGGCTTGGAGTGAATTAATCTTATCCACTCCTTGCCTTATTGCTAAATGCATATCTTGTATATTCATATTATACTAACGATAATTCTTTTAATTTTGCTCTTAATATTGTTAATTTACCAGAATTCCTTTTATCTTTCAAATGAATAATTGCATCATCTGTTGTATCCCCAATAACTTCATCAATAAAAATTACTTGATTTCCAATTTTTCTTAAAACTCCAGATGAAACCATTTCTGCGATCTCTGCTTTTAATTCTAAATTTTTATCTGTTGCAATTTTTATAAACTTTTTTGGATCAGAATTCTTAATTTCATATAAAGCGTTTTCTACTTGATCTCCACTCATCCTATCAGGATTAGTATTAGACATCAATCTTAGAATTCTCTTCATATTTGATGAGTCAGAAGTAACTTTAATAAATTCTTTATCTGCATCTTTCCTAACTTGGATTTCATTATTTCTAACTTTGTCCTGTCTAGTTAAATCTTGAATGTAGAATTTTTTAGTTATATCTGTATCCATCTCTTCTTTAGTTAAAGCTACATGCGGGTGTTTCATTGCAAAGTTATACTTAATATAGTCCATAATACTAAGTGGATTCTCATCTGTATCTTTTCCTATTTCTAACTCAACGCCTGTAAAACCTACAGGAATTGTCATATCCGCCCAAAATATTTTAGAATGTTTAGGCCAATCACCATGATCAGGGTTAACATCTAATATTCCGTTTAAATACTTTTTTTCATCTTTCGAGTCAAAACCTTTTAAAGGTTGTCTATTTACATAAACACTACTTAATTTATAGGTTGCTTCAGCTCTAACTGCTTTAGGGAGGTGACCCGCTAGGTCTTCTCTCCTGATAAATACTTTTTTACTACTCATAATCTTAGTTCTTTTAAAGTTTAAATTAGGTGGATGTAAAGAATAACTCTCCGGGTATATTATAATTAATTAAAGCAGCGGGGGATTTCTCCCCCACAACCTTAATCAAAAACCAATATATAGACGCAAATTAATGCCAAATTAAGACGCTACACATGTAATATCAATTGAAGTATCAAATCTCTTAAGAGCAATACCTGCAGTTTTTAACATATGTACCGACGCACCGTCTACATCAGACGCTCTAGAAGAACTTGAATCAAATCCTCTTGGAACTACTGATCCAGCTACACACCATCTCATTGCTTCACGACCTTTCTTAGAGATCATTTGCAAATTGTTTTGTCCATCATAATTAGACTGATCAACAAAGACCATTCTATAAGACTCAAGAGAGTAACCTGTAACAGGGTGCTTACTACGAGCTTGGGCAACAGCACCGTGATCAAATAATGGTAATTTTACCACATTGATTGTGTGTCCGTCCACGTGCTCGTAAGACGTAAAGTAACCAGTTAAACCTAATGATCTTCCTGAACCTGTGATAAATCTGCTATCTCCACTTGAAACTTTGAAAGCATTTGTACCACCAAAATGAGCTTTAAGAGCCTCATCAAATTCACGAGCACCACCAGTACCAGTGTAAAGAGTTACTTGTTTTTGAGCAGCATCAGTCATTCCGTAGAATAAGTCACCGATGATGTTCTTTAATTTTGTTTCAGTCATTGTAGAGTAAGTGTCAGTTTCAACAATTTGCTCTAAAAGACCAGGACCTACAATTACAGGCTGTCCATTCTCGTCTTTCATGTGGGTATGTCCGTTTGCATCATAAGTTTTTTGTCCGTACCAGTAATACATTTCACATTCTTCTTTAAAGTCTAACATGTGTAAGTACTCCTCGTAGTCCATCCATAATTTAGTAGTAGATCCACCTTTAGTTGGTAAAGAGAATTCAGCTACAAAATCTTTTGCGTTTCCAGACATGTGGTAAGATTTTCTAACAGTAGTTAGTTTGTTTCTTACTTTTCCTGGAGTTTCCCAGTTTGAAGCATTTCCTCTAGAGAAATCAACTCCTACTGGTGCATACATTTGTGCCCAAAGTGCTCCTGCAGTTGCATCAGCTGCTGCTAATGTTGCTGTAGCTACTGGGTTAACTAATTGTAAAGTGTATGTCCATGCTGTACCACCTGCTGCTTGTTGTGGTTCTTTCATAATACGTGCTTGAGTACCTCCTTGAGATACTAGTACGTAAGGAAATACAAAATGTTTATCAGGAAATTCAATCTCGAAAGACGCTCCTCCTAATCCTACATTTGATGTTGATGCTCCTGTTGCTGCTACTGGTCTCGTTCTTAATCTATGTGTTGCCACACGGTACTCATATTCTAAGTTGTCAATAGACTTAGCATTTCCAACACCTTCAGTTAAGAAGGATAATGGGAATCTTTTGTCATCTTTTCCAGATAAATGAGTAATAATAGGAGACAGTTCAGTTGGTTTGGATAACATCGCATTTGCCAGACTATTCATGTCTGTCATCTGTGAATCGTTATAAAACGTTTTTTGAACGCTTATATTTGTTCCATTTACTGCCATTTTTATTTATTTTAATTTAGGGTACCTATTTCCCTGTTCAGGTATATTTTTAAATGTTAAGATCTAAATTATCTAAATCTACATTTTTACTAACTCTAGATCTTTTACGAGCACTTTTTACAGTGTCTTCATTTTTAGAAATCTTTTGCCTTAAAGACTGTGTAGCTTGTGTCTTAGCTTTTGTTGTTATAATATTTTTTAAATTGAATCCTTTCAGGATACACTTTTTCTTAAAAAATCTCTGCAAGAGCAATAGATTTTACAAATTCTCTTGGGAACTCTAGGATTCTCTTAAATATCTTATATTTTCTTACACTAATAGGGTGGGTCCGACAAAGCGACCGACAAAAACAAAGAAAGAAACACCATGATAAACTTGTGTAAACCATCACCAATCACTGGTAAGTCTAGCTGTATGTCATTCAATGTCGAACGCACAGTCTTTGATGATTGTTTTGTTAAATGGCAAAACGGTGCAATGATTCAACATGCTTTCCCTATGCTTAATGCTGATGAGCGTGAGTTCCTAATGACAGGAATGACTATCTCTGATTGGAAAGAAGCAACTAAATCATCCATATATTCTTAAAGGAGTAAATCATGAGTTCCCATATAACAATAGAAGACCCCGGAAGAGATGAGATACAAGCAATATTCCTTAAATCTGCACTAAAACTCTCAAAGTCTGGTATCATGCCCAGTCGTGGGTTAACTAAAACAAAACTGCTAAAACTTGCTAGTAATATCAC